CTAATGACTAAACACGAAAAAGATAATTATGAGGCTAAGTAAGAATTTTGTATTGTCAGAAATTATTAGAAGCAATACAGCTAAAAGACTAGGAATAAGTAATGAACCAAAAAAGGAACACCTTAAAAATTTGCAAAGAATTGTTACAAATATCTTACAACCTTTGCGTGACGATCTTGGTCCTATCAGGATTAGTAGCGGTTATCGTTCCCCATCACTTAATCGTGCTATTAGTGGCAGTAATAAGTCGCAACACACAAAAGGTCAAGCACTTGATTTACAATTTTGGAAAGAAGGTCAAATGTGTAATAAAGAAATTTATGACTGGATTGTAGAAAGCGGTTTAGATTTTGACCAAATGATTAATGAGTTTGATTATTCTTGGATTCACTTATCTCTTAAAGAATCAAAAAACAGAAAGCAAGTTCTTATTGCATATAAAGATGAGGACAATGATACTAAGTATAAATACGCACCAGACATTATTATATTATGATAAAGAACATTATAAAATCTTTGGTAGGTCAAGCATCTACTATTATAGACGAGGTAGTTACAACAGATGAAGAACGAGAACAACTCAAGCAACAATTTAAGAAGGTTGTACAAGACCACGAAAAGGATATGTTTGCCCTCGAGGTTCAAGACAGAAAGAGTGCTAGAACGATGTTTAGTGACGATAGCATCATTCAAAAGGTATTAGCTATCATATTTACTTGTGCTTACTTTTTCTTATCTTACACGATGTTTAAATACTTTGTTATGAATACCCTAGAATTATCTGATTACGAGATTGGTTTTATATCGACTGTGTTTGGGGCTATGTCAAGTAAAGTAAATACAATTATTGACTTCTTCTTTGGGGGGTCATCTAAAAATAAATAGCACCTAATGCCCACGTTACCCAAGCCAAGAGATAACAGAACTAAGAAGGAAAAGAACCAGTCTTGGGGTGGGGACACATCGTTCTATCGTAAATCGCCTTGGAGAAAGTTACGCAAGGTCGTGTTAAATAACAATCCTTTGTGCGTACATTGTCTTAAAGAAGATATAGTTACTCAGGCAGATGTAGTCGATCACATTGTACCTATTAAGATGGGCGGTGCTAAATTAGATCAGAAGAACCTACAGGGTCTCTGTCACAAGCACCACAATAAAAAGACACACGATGAGAACAACCCAAAATAGATATAGAAGTAAGTATGAAGAAGATGTCTGTGGTCGGTTGGATAAGGCTAAAATACCATTTGACTATGAAACAATTAATATTCATTATCAAGTTACCGAACAACGAAAATATATTCCTGATGTTATTTTACCAAACGGAATCATTATTGAATTAAAGGGTAGGTTTACTGCAAAAGACAGAAAGAAGATGTTGCTTGTAATAGAACAACACCCAGATTTAGATGTTAGAATGGTTTTTATGCGACCTAACAATAAACTAAACAAGCACAGTAAAACAACTTATGCTATGTGGTGCGATAAAAACAATGTTAAGTGGGCTAACAAATATATACCTGTAGATTGGATTAATGAGTAAAAAAAAAGAGCATCCCCTCAAGGACGCTCAATCTTTACTAACCAAAACTTATACGCTACAAACATAAAAGTTATCAAATATAAAACATTTTTCCGACATTATAGTCAATAAAGGTCACATATTTATATACAAATTTTTTCCTATTAAATTCTGTAGACTCTGGCATAGTTCTCCAAACCCACTTTTTTACTTTTAATTTATTAAGATTAAACACTAAAGCTGTGTCATCCTCGAAGAAGTTAAAGTACAATCCTTGTGCTGATTTTTCGTTCTTAGTTCTTCTTAATATCCTTTCGTACTTGTGCATCTCAAGAATTAGACCTTCAGGGTACTTATCTTTCGCCTTTTGTAGAGTAAAGTTTCTTTGCTTCATTTCACAATAATACTTTTTATCATCACTCTTATAAGTAAAATCCCAAGCAGCCATCTTATCTAAGGTTGGCTTGTAATCTATAGAATACTTCTGAGTAAATCTATCTACTAAATCTGTTTCTTTTTGATTCACTTTAATTTTATTAGTTAAATATAAGGAGGAAGTGATAACCGCTTATCGTATATAACTTCCTCCCTATAATAGCAAAATATGTAGCGTTCAAGTAGCTTACTCACTTTAAATATATTTTTCTTAGTATTTCAGTCATAACATTAACTGTTATTGAATTACCTGCTTGTTTGTAAAGTTGTGTATCTGAATTTACTTTCTGAGCCTTATAAAACTCCTCATCTGTAAACCCTTGCAACCTCCAACATTCTAAAGGAGTTAATCTTCTTATTCTGCTTGTGTTTATATTTCTTTTAGAGCTTCCTGTATCCAAACAAGGACTTAACCCATTTATATCATAAACTCTGTTTTGTTGATATGGTTGTTGACCACCTGATTCTTTAGATGGATTTAATTGTTTTACATTTATTTCTTCATAAATATGACTACAATTGCTTGCTTGTACTCTTGATGTAATAGTAGGTGTTATATCTTTGTGAATAGTTTGGTTGTAACTATCCATAAAATCACCATTTTCTAGTTGAGATTTATGTTTTTCGTAATTTTTATTTACTCGTTTATTGTTTGTTTCTATAACTTCTATGGCTTGATTATTACCTGTATCTAAACAATAAGTAGTTCCGTCTTGTTTACTAAGATGCCCTATACCTCCTTTTCCTGTCTTACTTGATTGAGGATAAAGTGAATGTACTAATATACTATTATCAGTAGGATAAAGGGCAGCATTAGCTCTTAAACAATTAGCTATATCATCACCACTTTTAGGTTGCCACTTAAATCCAGTTCCCTTTTCTTTATGTCTTTCTTTATGATTAGAAAATCCTTCTATCATCTTTTGACTTAAATAATATTTATCATTTACATCTTGTTCAAGAATATCTTTTAGTTTATTTAATAATGGTGACTTGATAGGAAAGTTAAAATCTCTATAATACTTAAAACCAACTATAAAAATACGTTCTCTATTTTGTGGTATTCCGTAATCTTTAGTATTTAAAACTTTAGTATAAACGTGGTAACCTAAACCATCGTCTATTGTATTTATACCTATCTGACCATTCAATGTACCACCTCCATTTGTAAGTACATCAGTAATAGTTTGATATGTTTTACCACTATCGTGTGATAACAACCCTTTAACATTTTCTAGTATAAAACATTCGGGTTGATTAACTTTTATAAACTCAGCTACATTAAAAAACAATGTTCCTCTTGTATCATCAAAGCCTCCTCTTTTGCCTGCTAAACTAAAAGATTGGCAAGGAAATCCTGCAACATATAAATCGAGCTGTGGAACTTCTTTGTAATCTCTTGTAGTTATATCTTTATAAAACTTATCAGGTTTATTTAATTCTAAAAAACTTTTTTGTGCATATTTATCTATATCACAAGCAAATACGTTGTGATGTGGTATATCTAGTCTTTTTAAAGCTGCTTCAGGTGAGCCTATTCCACTAAAATCCGTTCCTACTTTTATCATACCTAAAATATTTCGTTAGTTGGTGTTTTCTTTATAGTTTCTTGTATAGGGTCAACCTCAGAACCATTTTCATTTAAGTACCTGAATCTACGCTTTTTATAAGAATAAAACAAACATACAGGTGTAGCCTCTGGTGTTGGTACACCTACTAACTTCTGAAATTTAACTTTCTGAACGTGTATTTCAGTTTGATTCCATCGTTCACTTTGTGGATTACGATGAAACACAAGAAAATTGTCTGCTCGATTCCCAAACATAGCACCATACTCTACATCACTCATATTAGGTGCTTTACGAGTACCATCGTCATTTCTTAATCTATTAGCCGCAGTACCTGGGTGTACAACTAAATAGAACGCTACGTTGTGCTTCTTTACAAACCTTCTAATGTTACTTAAAGCATCGTAGTAGTAATCGTACTTATTTCTATTAGAAGTGGCTCGTAAATCATTTAAAGGGTCTAAAGAAACTCCATCTACTTTATTGTCTTTAATATATATCTCACACGCATCTAACAAAATCTCTACAGTAGGTGTCTGACTAAATGTAAGCACCTTAAAGTGTTCATAAGCCCAAGAGATAGCTTCTAAAAATTCGTAGTGATCTATTCTATCTGTAAAATCCTTATCGGCTGTCTTACCACAATACATCTCAGCAATGTCAATCATCAAATCACCCACAGGTTCATTCTCTGGACAATACATTAACCACTTCCATCCGTATAGTTTAGAAGCCATCATCATAAGAAAAAGTTGTGTAGTTGTTTTACCTATGTTAGCAAACCCCGTCATTATAGTAAGTTCGCCTTTTCTAAGAGTATAGTGCTTATCTAAAGGAATAATACCTGTGCTTAACCCTTTTGTGTAACCATTCTTGTATTTGTCAAGACAATATTGTACTACATTTAACTCTGTTTCTACTTTGCAAGAAATAGCCATCTTATCTCATATTTTTAAGTTGGTCATCTAAATAACTTGCATCAGGCACATCTTTTTTATTCCTAGCTATCCATCCTGAAGCAGACATATGCCAGTTTTTCATTGGTGTTGTACCAACTCTCCAACCTTTACTTTCGTAAAAATAGTAAAACCGCTCTCCTTCTTTTTTATTGCTACCTTTCTGCACAAAATATGATTGTACTTCAGCGATGGTGCTAGGACGTGCTAAAACCCCCCGATTTTCCGCACTATCTTTTGTATCGTATTTATCATCTATAATATATTCTACGTTGTTATTGTCAAATATCTTTAATATAGATTTATGTACTCTGTTGTTAGGGTTTAAATTAGTTCCGTATTGAAACTCAATAAATTTAGTTAAGTACCATCTACCATTCTCTAGTATCTTAATTCTTTCCTTCTCTTGATTAATTACATCCAAGAAGTCTTTTACATTTACTTTATCACCTACAAGCAACTCAAATAGTCTTTTGTTAGGTTTAAATATACCTGCGTGATCAGCATTATCGCAAATGTAAATCCAGAAAAGTTTGTTGGAGATAGATAAATCAAGAAACCAATCTTCGTTCCATTTGGTTGTGTCAGTAAATCTTTTAGCCATAGTCATATAATTTGTTTTGGTTATTTGTGTAAAGTTACGTTTTGTAGCGATTTTTGCAATCCATATGTTTTGATGTATTTGTTTTTATCAGGATATATTATTGGATAGCTATATCCAAAAACAAGTTCAAAGATATTTTTTTCTACTAATTTCTTTTTCATAATTATAGTTAAATTAAAAAGGCTCTCTTTTGTTCTTATCAATGGATAGGCAGTATGAGATTACAAAAGTTTGACTGCTAGTTACTTTCGCCCTTTTCAATTATTTAAAACGGTAAATCGTCACTTGGAGATTGCCATTTATCATTCTCTTTACCATTATCGGATGCAACAACACTTTCAGCTTTTAATGTAAACACCTTCCACGCATTTAAATCGGTGTACCATCTGTCATTATACTCTCTTGACTCTACGTTAAATGATACCTCAACATTTTGCTCAACCTTATTGTATTTCATAAAGTTGTCTACCTTTTCTTGACCGAACACAGTAAAGTAACAGGTTTTAGGATAATCACCGCCAGTTGTGACAGCAAAACCTAACTTTTTCCACTCGTTTCCTGCTTTAGAAGTTCCGTTTTGGATTTCAGAGATAGAAACAATCTCACCACTTAATTTTAATTCACTCATTTTGTTATTATTTATTATTTATAAATCCTGTTCATAGTACAGGTCAACTACCTTAAAAAAAAAGTCCTTTAATTGTTTGTTGTCAATCATTTCCATAACACATAGTTCTACTAAATTACTTTCTTCTTCTTTGTAATTTAAGTGTACCCTAGTTTGAGCCTGACCTTCACCTATATCCTCAATAGATATAATAAATGATTCATCAGTATCATCAATTATAGTTTCGTGACAAACATCTACTCTGTTAATATCCATTTTGTTCAATAAAGTTTTTTATAAAATCTATTTTAGCACCTAAAGGTAAAGTATTGTACGTTTCTGTTTTTCTTAATTGTTCATCTAGTTTGGTAATAGAGTTTTCAAATTTAAAAGTCTCACCATTTAAATAATTCTCAAATTGTTGAAATTTAAAATATATATTTTTATTACGCTTAAACTTTTTTACAGAATGAATCACACTTGAGTGATCTGCATTTGTTAAAGTAGCAATTTCTGCAAATGTTAACTCCTCATTTTTTGCCATATAATATCTAAGTGCGTGTCTTGCATCAACAATTTTTTTGCTTCTTGACTTACTAAGTACATCTTTAGGTTTAACAGCAAAAAAAGTACAAACAACTGGTAAGCAATGATTAAATATTAATTGACCTCGATCTGTTATATCTTTCTTCATAATTCTCCAAATATTATATTTTTATTTTTAGGTTCTTTGTACAATTCTAACAACGAGATGTACTCCTCTCTACCTTGCTCAATAAAATTATCAGTACATCTAAATATACCAACCTGATAAGGTGCTTGTGTCTCTATTACAATAAACATAAATTCCTTTGCTCCAAAGCCATCTAAATAGAACGCAGCTTGTCTGTGGTAGTTATATCTATAAGCACTATTTATAAACTCTGTAACAGGCTTAGAAGTTGTTTTAATGTCTACTAACATATCGCCTCCATCTACTACTATATCGGCTTTACCTTTACAATCTACCATCGTATTAAAATCTACCCAACACTTTGGAACTTCTTTTTGGGAATTATCTAGTATATCTTTAACTTCTTTAACGCTAAGTAATTTATCTCTTAGATTTAAGCCTAACTGATACTGATCCATAGTAAGCAATATCTTACCACTATTCTTAGCATCAAACTCTACTCGTTCTTTCCAACCTCGATTTAGTTTACTTAACATAGTCTTGCTTGGTTCAGGTCTATCGTCTTTGTTAAACACAATAAACTTGTTTTGGTACTCTTTAGGCTCAAGTATTAACGTGTGTACTAGATTACCAAACCTTAAAGCAGGACCATCTATTTTACCTCCGTGTTTCATCATTTGGTAATACTCCCAACCTTTCTTAATGTAGCCTAATTGTGAGTTGGTGACGTACTTCCAATCACCATAATATTCTTCGTCTGTAGCAAATTGTTTCATCTCTATTTAAGTTTATCTATTAATCTATCTAAATCATTATTGGATATACTTGCAACCGCACTACCTACAATGTGAACTATAAAAATAGACCACACATACCAAGGGGCGGTAGCTTTTAATAATATCCAGGCAATTACTATTAGCAACATCATTACTTTGTAATTTGCTTTAATAAACTTGCCTCCTGTGATTTAGTCATAACATATTTACTCATAGCCATTTCAACTTGCGATCCTTTACCTTCACTAATTGCAAACTCCATTTGATTATATATGTCAGCACTCATCTTTTGCTTACTTGGCTTCTTATCTCTTATTCTAAGAGCATCTACAACCTCACCAAATGCCTTAACTCCTTTTTCTACATATAAGGTTACTTTCGTGCCTACCCAATCTTGTATTAAACCACTACCTGCAACCTTCTCTATTGCCTTAGCGTTAGTTCTATTAAGTATCATAGGTTTGTCAAACTCCTTAAAGAATACAACAAAGCAATCTTCTTTTCTACCTTGTTGTCCTGTAACTTTATCAGTATCTAACTTAGTTATTGTTACTGTTACCTCTCGTTTACCATCAAGTGAGTACGATCCTAGGTAATCATAATTGAATTGTTTTTTCCAATGTCCATTCATAGTTTCTAGTTATTTAAATTAATTAAAGGTGGGGTGGTATGTTTTTTCTATTTAAGAAAAAGTCAAAAATGAAGATTTCATTTTACTACCTGACAGATAGTACTTGCTTATACATCTTTTCTGATATACAATCTATCATCTCAATAAAATTATCAGGACAAGACCGTCTCTTTTGACTAAATCCATTCTTAAAGAATATAATAAATCTAATCTCTGGCACTTCGTTTATATATCTCTTGTTTGGATAATACTTAAAATAAACGCTGACGTGCTTACATTGTCTTTCAAAATTAAGATTCCAAGCTAATTCAATCATTGGCTCTAATCTTCTTGTTAATTCCATTTCGGTTACATTCATAATAAAAACTTTGGTTATTTTTTAATTGATGTTGACAAATGTAAATAACTTTTTCCAATAATCAAAATGAAAATAAAATAACTCAGACTACAATTAATTTATATTTTAGATGCCCCCAGATTCTAGTCCTGTATATTAGATAGAGTTGATTAGGCGGGTGTCTAGGGGTCAATTTGTTGATTTTCAATAACTTACATAAAACATTGATTAATAGCAACTTACATTAACTAATTGATTGCTAGATAATTACAAATTTATTAAGTATTTAAGCTTAAAAAAAAATTAGATTTTTGTTTTTCTGGGCTTGGCTTGGCT